TGGAACTGGAAAGCCAACGGCTCTGGTGTTAGTAACACAGACGGCTCAATAACTTCTACAGTCTCTGTAAATCCTACGGCTGGATTTAGTATTGTCAGTTACACAGGAACTAATAGTAACTCTACTGTAGGTCATGGGCTTGGTGTTGCCCCTTCAATGGTTATATGCAAAAACCGTACAGCAGGTATTGGTTCAGGTTCATGGCCTGTTTGGCACACAGGTTTATCTTCTGGAACCAGTTATTTGTTTTTGAACAGCACTGCTGCACAAGCAAGCGGAAATAATAATTTTACTTCTGCGCCTTCCAGCACTGTTTTAAATTTAGGCACATCAGATACAAATAATACAGCAACAATGATTGCTTATTGTTTTGCAGAAGTAGAAGGCTACTCAGCATTTGGCAAGTACACAGGCAACGGCTCTGCTGATGGAACGTTTGTCTACACAGGATTCAGACCTGCTTTTGTAATAATTAAAGAAACAACGAGTACAGGTAGCTGGGTAATGTTAGACACTACTCGTTCTACTTATAACGTTATAAATAATGATAGTTTATGGGCAAACTTAAACTCTGCTGAAGGTGGATCAGCCAGTTACTTTGATATGTTAAGTAACGGTTTTAAAATAAGAGATACGGATAGCGATAAGAACTCAAGCGGTCAAACTTACATTTATATGGCATTTGCCGAGAATCCATTTAAAAACGCTAATGCGAGGTAACTATGTATTACTTAGGAAGTACAGTTTTAAGACTTAACTCACCATTTACTATTGGCGGTACTCAGTATCCATCCAATTGGCTTACTGTTTCTACTGAGGCAGACAAGACAGCTATCGGCATCACATGGGTTGCTGAACCAGTAAGAGCAGATGACAGGTTCTATTGGAACGGTGACGCTACTATGCCTAAAGCACTAGAGGATGTTGATGCTGTTGATGAGAACGGTGATCCACTATGGGTGCAAGTTTTAGACGAGACACAAGATCCACCTGTAATGGTAGACACCAGTGAGCGTCTAGTAACTAGAGGTTTAAAGTACACATGGATTGCACAGGTTAAAGACACAGCAGGTAAGATGCTTGCTGATACTGATTGGATGGTAACTCGTAAGTTTGAACGTGATGTAGACATTCCTGCAGACGTAGTAACTAAACGTGCTGCGATTGTTGCTGAGTGTACTCGACTAGAAACAGCTATCACTGCAGCAGCAGATATGGATGCTTTTATAACAGTAGTACAAGATCAGAGGTGGTCTAGTGAGTGATCCTAGATTAAAGAGAGCAGGTGTATCAGGGTTTAACAAACCTAAGCGTACACCAAGTCATCCTACTAAGTCTCATGTTGTTGTGGCTAAAGAGGGTGACAAGGTTAAGACTATTAGGTTTGGTCAACAAGGTAAAACAGGTGACAAGACTATGACTAAACGAGCTAAATCATTTAAAGCAAGACACGCTAAGAACATTGCTAAAGGTAAGATGTCAGCAGCATATTGGGCTAATAAGGAGAAATGGTAATGGCTATCGGATTATACTCTAACATACACGCCAAACGAAAAAGCGGAAGAAAGATGAAAAAAGCTGGAGACAAAGGCGCACCTACGGCTGAAGATTTTAAAAAAGCTAAACGTACTGCTAAGAAAAAACCTAAGAAAACTAAAAGGACTACTTGATGCAAGATACTAATCAACAACTAGGTAGGCTAGAAGCTCAGGTAGAGTCTTTACAACGACAGATGGAACAGTTGCGTATAGACGTTAAATGTATGTCTGATGTCGTAACTAAATGGAAAGGTGCTGGTGTCTTGCTACTAATCTTAGGTGCTTCATTTGGTTGGTTAGTTGATCTCATTCTAAACAGATGAAAATAAATAGGTTTTTTATTGCTATTTATGTTATGCTTATTTTACAAGGATGTACTGCTTTAGGTATTGCTAAAGCTATAATGCCAAGTAAATCAGGTACTAATGTTAATGCTAATGCTCAGGTAGGTAAAGAGAACACACAGCAAGTAGTAGGTCAACAAGACAACACCAAGATAGAAGGTGAGAATGTTAATGTTAGTCAGAAGGAAAACGACTCCAGCATTAACACATCCAAAGTAGATAGCCTAGTTCAGAATAACACTAATGTACCCATGTGGTATTTATTGTTATTGGTATTAGGATGGCTGCTACCTAGCCCACAAGAAATATGGGCAGGATTTGTCAACTCAATAGAAAGATTAATTCATGGCAAGAAACGTAACAGCCGTAAAAACAAGAACAAACGATAGCGCAAAGGTTGATATGTACACTGTCCCAGCAAAGAACACTGCTGAGATACACATGATTTATATCTTAGCTACTGCTGGCAATGAAGACGCAGACTTGTACTGGTATGACAGTGCTTCAACAACAGAGTATCCGTTAGCTCACGCTAAAGCATTACAGTCTACGAACGGTGAGTATTTGTTATTAAACGACTTGCAAATAGATTTAAAAGAAAACGACATACTAAGAGTACAAAATAGTGGCACGAGTAGCACTATAACTTACATGGTTAGTATGAATTTAGCACCATCATCAACCACTCAATTTCACTCATAGGAGATAGATATGTACGGATACGGTAAAAAGAGAAAGAAACCAATGAACAACAAAAAGAAAAAGAAGTAGTGGCTAAAGGTGTAAAGCATTACTTGAAAAATGGAATAGTGTGGTCAGGTGCTTATCACAAGATGCCTAACGGAAAGCTACACACTAATAAGACACACACATCCACAAGTAAACCTGTTTATCATTTTGGTGAGCTTTCTGATACTGCTAAGAAAAAAGCTAGAAAGAGAAGCTAATGAATTATTTAGAGTTAGTCAATGACGTACTAATTAGACTTAGAGAAGATGAGGTAACTGCTCCAACAGATACACCATACTCTAAGTTAATTGGTGTGTTTGTTAATGACGCTAAAAGAATTGTAGAAGATTCTTTTCAGTGGAACGTACTAACTGAGACACTAACAGTTACTACGCAAGATGGTTTGTTTAACTGGATACTAACAGGATCAGGACAACGATTTAGAGTAATGGATGTAATAAATTCTGAAGGTGATTATTTTTTAGAAGGTGTTACTTCTAGTCGTATGAATAGTTATTTGTTAAACGGTGAGTCATCAAAAGGTTCACCAATGTATTATAACTTTAACGGTGTAACTGCTAACGGTGATACACAAGTAGATCTTTTTCCTATTCCTGATAAAGTCTATAACATTTATTTTAACTTATACAAACCACAGCCTGCACTAACAGACCCTTCAACAACATTACTTGTTCCGTCTGATCCAGTACTTAAATATGCTTATGCAAAAGCTGTAGCAGAACGTGGAGAAGATGGTGGATTGTCATCGCAGGAAGCTAGTGCTTTAGCAGACGCATCACTGGCAGATCACATTGCTATGGCAGATAGCAGGCAGAATGATCAATACGTCTGGACAGCAGTCTAATGGCTGGTAGAATACAGTCATCAACAATATCAGCTCCTGCGTTTTATGGAATTAATACTCAGGATAGTAGTGTTGATTTATCGTCAGGGTTTGCACTAGAAGCATACAACTGCGTTATAGATAAGTTTGGACGTATAGGTGCTAGACGAGGTTGGAGCAAAGTAAACACATCTTTAAACTCTGACTTAGCATCTAACAGCGTTGACTTTATTTATAATCTTCCTAATCCAGACGTTACATTTGCAGGTGGTAATAACAAGTTATTTACTAGAGCTAGTGGTGCAAGTACATTAGTTACAGCAGTTAATACTACTGTGTCTAATCCAGCAGGAGACGGCACAATATCTTATAGCATAACAGCTAATGAGTGGATGGGAGCTAGTATAGTATTCGGTGAAGGACCAACAGCTAGTCCTTACGCTTACTTTGCACAAGCAGGACATTTGCCTTTAGTTTATCACAAACTAGGAGCAAATCATGCACACACAGGTGCTTACGGTTTTAACTTACTTAGCGATGCTGGATCAGTACCTACCACATACAGTTCTGTTAGTGACTTTAAGCCTAATGTAGTTATAGGCGCTTATGGTAGGACATGGTGGGCTGACATTGCTAACGATAAACAAACAGTTTATTTTAGTGCGTTACTTGACGGTACTAATTTATCTACAGGTGACTCAGGGTTTTTGTCATTGATTGATGTGTTTCCTAACGGAGACGAGGTAATAGGACTAGCAGCACATAACGGTTTCTTAATTATATTTGGTAAAAGAAACATTGCTGTTTACGCTAATCCTATTGATGTAACAAACCTTCAATTAGCAGATTTAATCACTGACATTGGTTGTATTGCTAGAGACAGTATTGTTACAACAGGCACTGATGTTATGTTCTTGTCTGAGACTGGTGTGAGAAGTATTGCACGAGTTATTCAAGAAAAGTCAGCACCTATTAACGACATATCGTTTAATGTTAGAGACGATCTAATTTCATTTGTAGCTTCAGAGACTAACAAAGAAAAGATAAAAGCTGCTTATTATCCTAAAGATGCTTTTTATATTTTAACTTTACCAACATCTAAGTATGTTTATTGTTTTGACTTACGAGGTAGATTACAGAATGGCGCAGCGAGAGCTACTGTTTGGGATAGTATCGAACCTACAGCATTACACGTTACTTATTCAGGTGATTTGTTCGTAGGACAAAAAGGTTACATAGGTAAGTACTTTGGATTCTTAGATGACACAGCTACTTACAGGCTACGTTACTACACCAACTACTTTGACTTAGGTAGTCCAACAACCATGAAGTTTTTAAAGAAAGGTAACTTTGTTGTTGTTGGTGGCGTGGGACAAGACGTAGCACTCAAGTATGGTTTTGATTATGTTAATTCATATCGATCAATAACCAAGCAACTACGAACTGGTTCTGTTTATGAGTACAACATTGGTGAGTACGCTATTGCTGAATACTCTAGTGGTTTAGTGTTAGAAGAAGTTAACAGTAACTTAGGTGGTTCAGGTTCTATTATGCAGTTAGGTTTTGAAGCGGATATAAATGCTGCTCCACTGTCAATACAAAAGATCGATATTTACGTTAAAGCAGGTAAAACAATTTAAGGACAAGTATGAGTAACTATACAAAAGCAACTAACTTTGCAGGTAAAGACGCTTTATCGTCAGGTGATCCGCAAAAAATTATTAAGGGTTCAGAGATAGATGCAGAGTATAACGCTATTGCTTCTGCTATAACATCTAAGGCTGATCTAAACGGTCCTACATTTACAGGCACACCTTCAGGACCAACGGCTAGTACAGGAACAGCAAGCACACAGTTTGCTACCACAGCATTTGTTCAGTCAGCTTTAGTAGGTGCGTATCCTGTAGGTTCTATTTACATGAACGCTACAGTAGCTACTAACCCTGCTACGTTACTTGGGTTTGGTACTTGGACAGCTTTTGGTGCAGGTAAAGTACCAGTAGGTATTAACTCAAGTGACTCAGACTTTGATACTGTAGAAGAAACTGGTGGTACTAAAGATGCGATTATTCCTACGCACAACCACACAGCTACGTCTGTTGTTAATGATCCAGGACACAACCACACTTTTACAAGATATTCCCAACTACAAGGTGGTACAGGTGGTTCTACTTTCTGGGTAAACGCTACTACTGTTAACACATCAACAGCTAACACAGGAATATCAGTAACAACAACAACAGCTAATGCAGGTGAATCAGCAACAGGTAAGAACTTACAACCGTACATTGTTGTATATATGTGGAAGCGTACAGCTTAATTAAAAAAGGAAAGAAGATGGGGTTATTCTCAAGCATTAAAGACGTAGCAGCAGTAGCAGCACCAATAATAGGAGCAGCTTCAGGTGTTCCGTTTGGAGCGCAGATAGGAGCTGCTGTAGGCGGTGCAATCTCTGGCAGACAGCAAGCTAAACAAGCTGGAGAAACTGCTGCTCAGTATGATGCAAGAATGCGTCAACTAGGACAGCAAGGTTTCTTTAAACCTGTTGCTATGAAAACTCTTTATGGTCAATCTGAGTTTGAAGTTGATCCTGTCACTGGAGCAGTTACTTCTGCTGGTTACACACCTAGTGAAACGGTACAAGAGCAACAAGGTAGACTTGGTGTGATGATGGGTCAGGGACTAGACACTGCTGAGCAAGCTGTACCGTTTGCTCAACAGTTTGCTGCGCCTGCTCAAGGATTGTTTAATATCGGTCAAGACTATATTGCTACTTCTCCTGAACAAGCTAGAAACGAATATATGCAGAGGCAGATGGCTGCATTAAGACCTTATGACATTGAAGAAGAAGAGAGACTATCTAGGACTGCTTTTGGTAGAGGTCAAGGCGGTCTAAGCGTAGGTGCTGGCGGTAATCCATTACTTAAACAATTACAAGAATCTCGTAACAGACGTAACCTACAACTAGCAGCAGGAGCTGAACAGGCTGCACAACAAGCAGTTAACTTTGGAGGTCAACAAGTAGCTAAGTCTGGTGCTTTGATGGGTACTGGTTACGATGTGATGCAGGGATCATTAGCACCATATCAGAG